TGCCCCCTCCATCGACTACAATTCCAAAGACAACCGCAACCGCACCCGATGCTCACCTCCATCATCCGCACTGCCGTTCGCTCCGCCCTGATCCGCAAGGGACCCATGACCTGCTCCGATTTGGTGCGTTCCCTGGGTATGGATCCCCGCCGCCACAAAGGCACCATTCATGCCGTGATGGTGGACATGGAAACCGACGGCATCATTGATGCCATCCGCCTAAGCAACGGCAAGCGGGACCAGTGGTTCATCTACCCCGCCGCGATCCGCAAGCGGGACCGCCTGGTTGCCACCCTGGTGGGTTGATCCAACGGGGGGGGGAGGTCAACCCCCCCCTTTACCGACTACAATTCCAAAGCAAACCGCAACCGCACCCGATGACCAGCACCACCATCGACGGCATCCAATTCACCATCACCCGCCTGCCCGTGGCACACGGTGCCCGTGCCAACCGCTGGGCAAACCAGATCAAAGGCGGCAGCACCCGCGTTCGCACTCACGGCGGAGCAGCAGGCAGCAGCGCCACCCGGATGAGCACCGCCAACAGCGCCCTGGGCGACGTGGGGTGACGGTTCGGGGGGTGGCACACCCACCCCCTATTCGTTCGTGGCAGGGGCAGTGTTATGGCGTTGCGTCCTTGTGGGGCGCGGGGGCCGTGGCTAAAACCCAATGGATCCCTCAATCTATAAAGTGTTACCCAAGCGAGATCTATATTACACAATAATCAAAAAAATTTTTCGTATAAAAAATTGCCCCACCAAGTCTCATACAATATTAGTAATTACTATATAATTTTGAAAGATAAAATTGATGTAATTCAAAATGCAAAAAAATTCTGGGGGAAATGTTAGAAGCATACAAGTTGATCCGATTACTGGAGAATATTATGTTGTAATTCCAGAATGGATTGCCAACGATCTTTCTTGGTATGAAGATACTGAGATTAAATTTAATGTGGAAGGAAATGAGGTATTACTTTCAGAATACCAACACGATTAAAGATTCATTCTATTGACAACTCATACATAATACTGTATGATATACGTGTAATTGTACTAACTTATGGCTAAAGGATTTACGGTTAAAGCAAAGACTCCCACAGCAACACAAGAACCTGAATGGGATTATAATTTGGCAAGAGAAATGATACGTGGAAAATCCATCGTATTCTGTTTGCCCGGCAGAGGAGTTTCATATACTTACCTTAAGAGTTTTGTGCAACTTTGTTTTGATATTGTTCAGGCAGGGGCAAGCATTCAAATCTCGCAGGACTATTCATCAATGGTAAATTTCGCCCGTTGCAAATGCTTGGGCGCAAATGTTCTTCGTGGACCAGATCAATTACCATGGGACGGAAAACTTCCTTATGATTGGCAATTGTGGATTGATTCTGATATTGTTTTTAATACAGAAAAATTCTTTCAACTTGTTCTTATGGAGAAGGACATTGCTGCTGGATGGTATTGTACCGAAGATGGTCACACCACATCAGTTGCACATTGGTTAGAGGAAGATGATTTCCGCAATAATGGTGGAGTCATGAATCACGAAACTCTGGATAGCATCTCTAAGCGCCACAAACCATTTACAGTTGATTATACTGGATTTGGATGGGTGCTGATTAAGAACGGAGTATTTGAGCATTCTGAGATGAAGTATCCTTGGTTCGCTCCCAAGATGCAAGTCTTTGATTCTGGTGATGTTCAAGACATGTGTGGAGAAGATGTATCGTTCTGTTTAGATGCGAAGGAAGCAGGATTTGAAATTTGGTGCGATCCTCGTGTTAGAGTCGGTCACGAAAAAACAAGAGTGATTTGATCGAATGGATAACAGATCTTACAATATTCTTTGTAAGGGTAGAAAGATATATTCGAATCTTACAGAGGAAGAATATTTCAATACTATGGAGGACCTGGCAGTAAAATTCTATCAGTCAGGTTCTCCAAAACCAGAAGATTTAGAAACTGAAATTATCGGAAAATAGTTATGGCAATTAAAAAATCATTGAGTGGCTCCAAGATTATTGAGTTTAATCCCAAAAATACTAGTCAAGGCTGCGGTTCTAATACAAAGTATGCCGCTTCCTCTCGCAATAAAGCGCGTAAGAAGTATAGGGGGCAGGGGAAATAATAGTCTATGGAAGAACTAGAATCTTGGATTTTGCAGATTAGTCAATCTAATCCCGATCTTAATGGATTCTCAATCTGCCCATTTGCAAAAAATAATACATACAAAATTATAAAATCATCAATTCACGACATTAAACCTCTAGATGAAGAGTTTGGTGTTGTGATTTTTATTGTCGAAGATAATTTAAATCTCGACTTTGCTCGTGAAAAAATAGATGATCTCAATCAAACATATCCAAAATACAAGTTTTTTGACGATTTTCGTGATGAACCAAGTTTTATTAATAAACTTCAAACAAATAATGGTAAATATAATCTTATTTTATATCAGGACAGTGAATTCTTAAAAAAAATGAGATGTATTTTAGCAAACACAACATACTACGATCATTGGGATGAAGAATATTTACGTCAAATTCTTGAAAATGACTACGAATTAGTTCAAAAAATACGAAATAAATAATCTTTTAGTGTGATCTCCTTATCTTGGAACGTTTCTCGATGGGCAAGCATCTCTTATTAGAGGTGTATAATGTCAAATACATCTTAATTAATGATGCAACTGCTCTTGAGGAAATAATGGTTGCCGGAATTGACCGTGCCGGAATGTCAATTCTGAACGTCTTTCGACATTGTTTTGTACCTCAAGGATGTACGATTGTCATTTCACTTGCAGAAAGTCATGTTTCTTGCCATACTTGGCCGGAAGAAGGTTGTTTGGCAATAGATGTTTATACTTGTGGTGAAGGCAATCCTCAGTTAATTGCATTGGAACTTTTAAAGTATCTAAATTCTTATGATTATTCCATTCGGGAAATAGATCGTTAAATAGATATAGGGGAGATAGCAACCTCCTTCAAAAAAAAGTTCTGTTTTTACCAAAAAACAGGAGCTACAATGTCAAATTTACCAGTCAATAAAGATCAAAGTTACATACACAAAATGTGGGACACCACAAAATTAGTTACAGATTATCAAGATAATAGAAAAGTGATTCAGGAAATTATGCACGATGATATTCCAAAAAACAAATACATTATTGCCGAAGAAATGCATAAAAAAATTCGTAATGATAATGACTATGATGATTGGGATTATGGAACTGAACCATCATACGGACATTCTTGGTAGTCCATATAAATAAAAAAAATAGTTAAATTCTTTAATGTCCGCAACGAGAATATCCAGAAAATTTAAGGATATTAGTCTGTCTTTTGACATGCATCCTGTAACTAAAGATATTCTCGTTTTGACTAATGAGAATGCTATTAAAAGATCAATTCGTAATATTATACAAACAGTTCCAAGTGAAAAATTTTTCAATTCTACATTTGGTTCTGATGTAAAAACAACTTTATTTGAATTTATCGATTTTGGTACTGCATCATTACTTCAAAAACAAGTTGAGATTGCAATTAATAATTATGAATCAAGAGTAAATAAAGTCAAAGTTGAAGTAGACCCAAAACCTAATGATAATGCTTTTGAAATAAACGTATTTTTTGATATCATTGGGCAAGATTTTCCATCACAAACATTTAATTACATTTTAGAGGCAACAAGATAAAATGCCTTTTACAAAATTTGCTGATCTAGATTTTGATCAGATAAAAACATCAATTAAAACTTACTTAAGAGCGAATTCTAATTTTACAGATTTTGATTTTGAAGGTTCAAATTTTTCTGTCTTAATAGACACTCTCGCGTATAATACTTATATTACTGCGTTCAATTCAAATATGATAGTTAATGAATCCTTTTTGGATTCTGCAACTATTAGAGATAATGTAATATCACTTGCAAGAAATGTTGGATATGTTCCAAGATCAAAAACATGTGCGAAGGCAAATATATCATTTAACGTTAATCTTCCAGTTGCAGCATCTTCACCAAGTCAAATTATTCTTAAAGCAGGACTTGTTTGTGTAGGATCGGTAGAAAATACATCCTACACATTTTCAATTCCTGAGGACATTGCAACAGTTGTTGATACAAATAGTAAAATATCAGCATTTAATAATCTGGAGATTTGTCAGGGAGTATTCTTAACGAAAGAATTTGTAGTTAATAATTCAATCAGTCAAAAATTTATTTTAGATAATCCAAATATTGATACGAGTACAATTATTGTTAAAGTAATTCATTCTGGAAATGAAGTTGAGTATAAAAAAGTAGATAATATTCTTAAGATTGATAAAACATCTGAAATTTTTCTAATTCAAGAAATTGAAGATGAAAAATATGAAATATTATTTGGTGATGGAATCTTTGGTAAAAAATTGGAGAACGGAGTTACTGTAAAGATAAGTTATATTATAACTGATGGTATTGATGGTAATGGACCTTCGGTATTTTCTTATTCTGGATCTATAACTAATTCATTAGGAATATCACAAGAACCAGTAGGAACTGTATCTATCTTAACAAACTTTGGGGCATCTGGAGGAGGCGACATTGAATCAATTGATTCAATTAAGTACTTTGCCCCTAGAGTTTATTCTTCACAGTACAGGGCGGTTACAGCAAAGGACTATGAGGCAATAATTCAGTCAGTATATCCAAATACAGAATCTGTTTCCGTTGTTGGTGGAGAAGAATTGGTTCCACCACAATATGGAAATGTTTTTATCAGCATAAAACCTAAAAATGCATATACAATTTCTGATTTTACAAAGTTTAATATTCTTTCAAAATTGAAGCAATATAGTATTATTGGAATAAATCAAAAAATTATTGATTTAAAACTATTATATGTCGAGATTGATTCATCTGTTTATTACGATTCTTCCAAAATTTCAAACGTTAGTGATTTGCAGTCCAGAATAACATCAAATCTTGATGTTTATTCAAAATCTGCCGATTTAAATAAATTTGGAGGAAGATTTAAATATAGTAAAATTGTACAAATTATTGATAATTCTGACATCAATATTACTTCAAATATTACCAAGGTTAAAATTAGAAGAAACTTAAATTGTGTGATATCACCAAATACATTTTCACAATATGAATTGTGCTTTGGAAATAAATTTCACAAAGAAATTGGGAAATACAATATTAAAAGTACCGGATTTACTGTTTCTGATGTTATAGGAACTGCTTTTTTTGTTGATGTTCCGGTTGCGGATAGTAATATTGGATCATTGGCAATTGTTAGGAGAAACGATATCAGCAATTCACTTGAGATAGTTAAAAAATCAATAGGAACAGTTAATTATGATACTGGAGAAATTTTAGTTAATACTATAAAAATTACAGGAACTTCATTACCAAATAATATTGTCGAAATTCAAGCATATCCAGATTCAAATGATATTATTGGGTTAAAAGATTTATATGTTGTTTTTGATGTTACAAAAAGTTCAATAAATATGATAAAAGATACCATTTCTTCTGGGCAGCAAATTTCTGGAGTTAATTTCCCATCAACTTCAAGCTACTCAAACGGAAATTTAACGAGGTAATATGATAAGTACAGGTTTCGAGCAAAGAGTAAAAATACAACAAATTATTGCTAATCAACTTCCCGAGTTTATTTTGGATGAGAATCCAAAATTTTCAGAATTTTTGAAGCAGTATTATATTTCTCAAGAATATCCTGGAGGTCCAGTTGATATTGCAGAAAATTTAGATCAATATTTAAAGTTTGACAACTTAACTCCAGAAGTTATTGCTGGTAATATTGGTCTTACTACAAATATTACCTCTACTGTTGGAATCATTACAGTAACAAGTACTAAAGGATTTCCATCTCAATATGGATTACTGAAGATTGGTGATGAAATTATCACTTATACTGGTATTACTACAAACACTTTTACTGGATGTATTCGTGGATTTTGTGGTATTGTAGATTACCATCAACCTACTAATCCAGAAGAACTTGAATTTTCTACATCAAAAGCATCCCTACACAATGCACATTCTCCTGTCACCAATTTAAGCTCATTATTTTTAAAAGAATTTTATAAAAAATTAAAATATTCGTTTGCTCCAGGATTTGATGGTGTTGAGTTCAGTCCCAATTTAAAAGTTGATAATTTTCTAAAAAAAGTAAGAGATTTTTATGCTTCTAAAGGTACAAATGAATCGTTTAAAATTTTATTCAATGTTCTTTATAATACCGATCCAAAAATTTTAAATACTGAAGATTTTTTACTAAAACCCTCCGAAAGTGAATATATCCGTAGAGAAGTTTTAATTGCAGAATTAATTACGCCAGAATCAAATCCATATAATCTTGTTGGAGAAGAAATAAGAAGTGATGATGGAAGTGCATCTGGACCAGTATCAAAGGTTGATATTATAACAAGAAATGGTAAAGTTTTATATAAAATTGAATTATTTTCTGGATATGATGATAATAATTTAATTTTTGGAAAATTTGCAATTACTCCAAAAACTAAAGTATCGGATAGCATTTCTATAGGATCATCCGTAATAACAGTTGATTCTACTATTGGTTTTGATGTCAGTGGATCATTTATTTGTAATGATAGAGTTATAACTTATAGTGATAAGTCTATTAATCAATTTTATGGGTGTACTAATGTACCAGAAAATATTTTAGCAGGATCCATCATACGATCCGAAAAAATTATATATGGATATGAAAATGGCGATTTAACTAAAAAAATAGAATTAATAGTACAAGCATCTCTTTCAAATTTAGAAAATGTTGATAATTTAAACTATGCAAATGTTAATGATAATATTTTATTTGAAAATTTTGGTGATAATATTTTAAATTCTGGAAATTCATTTAAAGAAATATTATTTAATTCATGGATCTATAATATTAGATCCAGATATGAAATATCCGAAGTTTTTAATATTGCTGAAAATACTTCCGGAATAACCTTATATGAAATTCCAGATAAATCATCATTAAAAGTAAATGATCGTATTGATATTTTTAAAAAAGATTCTGTAGATACGGTTTTAGAAAATGTTCCCATAACTTCAATTGATGGTAATAAAGTATTTTTAGATAAAAAAATACGCGGAGTAAGTTCTGACCAAAAATTAAGTATTATTAGAAGATATGATTATGCATCAACTTCAAATAATTCTGTAGTATTGAAATATCCAAATATTCTTTCAAATGTACAAAATACTTATAATGAAAACGAAGAATATATTTACGTTGCATCAAATTCTTTACCATCAAATACTATAACAAAATTTATAAAAATTGCATCTAGAGATATAAACTCTAATGGAGATGTTGACAATTTTATCGCTGAGCAAAATAATCAAACTTTTAAATATTCAGTTTTAGTTTTTGCAAATAATGTCCCATTTATTACGGGAGACTCTGTAATTTATACACATACTTCAAATACACCAATCATTGGACTAACAAATAATACAGAATATTTTGTTGAAGTTTTGTCTAGTAAAAAAAGAATAAGATTATATTCATCAAGATCATTTATTGTAACTGAAGAATTTATAGAAATTGATAAAATTTATGAATTAGGAAACCATAAATTTACACTATCTTCCGAATTTGG